CCTCAAGTGCTACAGAGAATGTAGCAGTCTCACCAGCAGTTAGTGCTAGTGGAGGAAGCTCGCTGAATACAACGGTTCCCTCGTAGTGAGGCTGTGATGCCGATGCGGTTGCGTTGCCGTGTGGGGCAATGGTGAAGCCTACCTCAGTGCCGTAGTTGTCCCAGAGGGTGCGGTATAGCGAACCAGCTGCTCCAGAAGTAATTCCTTCTAGGGTCAGGGTCCACTGCTTACCAACAGATACCTCACAGAATGTACGAACGTCACCAGGTGCGTCACCCAATTCAAGGTTCACAGAAGTTGCGTCGCAAGCGTGGTCCGTAGTACCAATCTTGAAGACAATGTTCTGAGCCTTAATGCGTGTTGATGCAGCCATGATTTGACTCTCCTTATATCGTGATTGAAATTTCTACCTGCACACTTGTGCTGAGATATTCAGCATTGTTGTATGCAAGAGAGTATGGTTTGTCTACCCTCAGCAACCTAGCATAGCCAGGTAGTGCCTTGAGTACACTTTCAATGAGTTGTTCCAGTGTTTCTGTAGCAGACTCATTTGTTGCTGTACCTGCCACTAGAATCAATTCTAGGGACATTACATACTCGTTACCAATGGTTTCAACTGTAATGAATGGGTTACCAGTATTGATAACCACCACTGGAGGAACAATACGCTCAGGCAAGAATGCATAGACATCTAGTCCTTCATCCTTAAGTGCCGTTGCAAATTCTTCTTTAGCCAGTGTAATTTCATTCATTAGAGTCCCACCTTTACAAATGGTAGAAGTAGTGGGTATACAGCATTCATTGGGTCTTTTGCAACACGGAATGGCGAACCATCCATGCTAGCAAACTGAGCAATTCCATTGGGTGCAGAACGGCGGTGATACAGCTCTGAAGCTGCCAATAGAATAGCCTGGTCCTTGATTACAGTTGGAACAGAAGCTGAACCAACGTAATTGTTAACCAAAGCAGTAGCAGTTGTAATACAGCCAGACTCAAAGTCGTAGGAGTTACCTTCTACTACCTTGAACCCAACATATCCTGCTAGTGTTCCTAAATCTACCGCCATTCTGAACCTCCTAGAATTAAGCTACTACTGGAACTAGTGCCTCTGGTGCCTCAGTAGCAAGTGCTGCGTACTGGTAGACAGAGAACTCACGGCTCAAGTTGATGATGTTGTCATCAGTTAGAGACACAACTGGGTTGGTGTATAGACGCATTGCGTTACCGTTAACGAATGCAGCCTTGTTGGTACCAAGAGCAGTGTCAACTGCAACACGTAGACCAGCGAAGGAACCGCCAAGTGCTAGTGGGTTAACCTGACCAACAGTGTTTACACCATTGTTGCCCTGAACTAGAAGTAGTGGGCGTCCGTCAGAACCTTCAAGTGCCATTAGAGACTTGAATACGTCCTTAGATACAACTAGAGCGTCAATGCCCCAGCCACGGTTCTGGAACTTGTCAGCACCCTCAACAATAGCGTCTAGCCAGTTGGTGTAGGTTGCTGCAGTTAGAGCAGTACCAGAGATGCCCATGTCAACAACAGCAGAACCTGCTGTGGTTACGTGAGCAGCGTGTTGTGACAAGAAGCCACCACGAACGAATCCGTTTAGGTTGTTAGCAACTGCAACTGCCATTGCTCGCATGTGTGCGTCAAGGAAGTTTACAGAAGAACGCTCAATTGCCTGACGAGTCAAAGTGGTGTATCCACCAAATGTCTTTACAGGTGCAGTAGCGGTGGTTAGAGATACCTGACCGTAAGTTAGGTCATCTCCTTCAGCTTCCTGCTCACCAACGCCTACGTCGTTTGAGTCAAGAACTGCGTACTCTAGGATGTTTCCAGAAGCTGGAAGAACACCAGTAGAGATAAGACCACGGACACCAATTGGGGAGTCCACGATACGGGTTAGGTCACCAATGAAGGTGTTTAGCATTACAGAGTTGTCAGTAGTGTTACCAGCGTAGGTACGGATAGTAGCCTCATCGCCAGCAGCAATAGCCTTCAGAACCTGACCAGCAGAACGGGTGTCTACTGTCTGGGTAGGGGTAGCAACCTGCACTCCAGCCTCTACGGCACGGCGTAGCTCTGCTACCTCATCCTGAACACTACGAACAGCAAACTCTAGGTTTGCGTTGTCGTTAATTGATTCCATTTGAATCTCCTTTGTGTTGTTTAGGGTTTCCTCACGTACAGCGAGGATTTCCGCATCAGAGTAAGCAGGTTGCTCAACTACTGATACTTCTCTTAGCGATACCATTTTGCGTACAACGGTGTTTCCGTCACGCTCAGATTCTACTGGGACGAATCCCACGCTAAACTTGTTTAGTACACCGTCTCTGATGAGGGTGTATACGTCGTTGCCTTGGGAGGTTTCGCTAATCTTAGCACGGATGTAAAAACCATCCTCTGCATTACGACCTTCAATAACCTTACCAATTGGCAAACCTTCATGTCCAAACTTCAGCTTCACTTCTGATACATCATCAGAAATAGAGTCCTTAGCAAATCTTTCTACGTATGCACCAACGTTGGTTTCTACACCATACGGTACTGCAATACCCTCAATGATTCGCTCTTCATCATTCTCAGCACGAAGTTCTATGTGTCTAATTTCTAGTTCTGACATTAGATACCTTCCTTTACCCTGATTTCCTCAGGAGTCATCCAGCCACCTGCAACAGCAACAGCATATGCATCGTAGCGAGCTTTGAGGTCAGCCTTAAACAGACCTTCGTAGTCAAACTTAACTCTAGTGCCTCTTGGCAAGCAATTTGTCATTGCGTCCTCAATAACATCCAGATATGCCATCAATGTGTGGCGATAGAATACCTGGTTCTCTTCAGTTAGATTTGAGTAGGTGTCTGAGGTACCGTCTACACCTGTTAGGAGCAAACGAGCAGGGACACCAAACAGTCTTGCAATGGACTGTACCATCTGGGACTGTACTTCTGTGAATAGTGCATCTTTTGGAGATAGAGCAATTGGGTCATAGTCAAAACCATTTCCAACTACTGCAATCTGACGGTTAGACTGCTTTTCGTGCCAGCGAGATGTAATCTCGTCAGCCTGGTCAGCAGTAAGCATCTGGTTGGTCTTTAGTAGACCAGTTGGGATACCTGCATTCTGGAACCAGGTAGAAGCATACTTACGTAGGTCAAGAGCAGCAGCAATGTCATCCTTACAGGTCTGGATAGGACCTACACCACGTAGAACTCCAGGAATAGAGAACAACTTGATGTGTTCCATTTCCTTGGAGGTAACGGTAACCATGTCAGTGTGTGGATAGGTAGTGGTGATGTAGTAGTCATATAGCTTCTGACCAAATGCATCTTCTCTTACCTGTACATTCTTTGATGGGATAAGTCTGATGGAGTTGATTGATGTACCGTTGGAATTAAAGGTCTTGTGCCAGAAGGCTTCACCTGTCATTGCAAGGCTAGATACGGTCTGGAACAGTAGCTCACGTCTTGTCTCAAGCAATGATGGCTTGTTAACGAATAGTGGGTTCTCAATCTGCTCTTCTACCCCAGCTGCATAGCGATATGTCTTGATATCCATCTTTGCGATAGGGGTTGCAATAACCTGGATTGCACGGTATACAGGTGTTAGCGACAATGCGGTGTCTGCTGTAACATCTGCTGTGACAACTGCTGTCCTTGTAGGTGCAGTTCTTACTGAGGAACGAGTCTCTGAGCTATCACCGTTGGTAATCGCTTCTAGTACTCTTTGAAATACATTTGCCATAGAAATCTCCTAATATTCTATCATAGTTTACTTATTCTTGCATCAGAACACCTGGATAGGTGTTTCCTCTACTATGCTTGCTGTGTACAATGCAAAGATTGTAGCCATCAAGGCATCTAAGTCACCCTTTGACTCTTTTCGTGATATATACCACGATTCACCACTATATTTAGAGATACCCCTGGCAGTTTGGTCCCTTAATAGTGCATCATTGTTATGTACTACTTTACCATTAGCAAACAACCAGTAAGCAAAGGCACAGGCTGCTGCAACTTCTTTTGCCCATAGCTGATAGGTTGGAATGCCTGATAACTTTAGCTTTTTACCAACATTTGGCATCTGCCTATCATCAAGAGCAATGCCCATTGGTTGATACTTGAGATACAAGTCTTTGAGGTCATCAAATATCTGAGTCTCTGTTGGATTGACATAGCTTCTTACTAGCTCTGTCTCATAGATACCATCT